TTAAATACCGATATATTTTGCGAATTGCGCTGCTGTTTTTTCTTTTCGTTTGTCTGTAATGTGGATATATAAATCCATAGTGATTTGAATAGACGAGTGGCCTAAACGTTCTTGTACGTCCTTAATATTTGCACCAGCTTCTAAAAGTAAACTAGCATGTGTATGTCTAAGACCATGAATAGTAATACGTTTAAGATTATTTTGTTTGATAATCACTTCTAACCATTTACGAGGCTTAGATAATTGGAGATATTCGTTTTTCTGGTTAGAAAATACCAGTTGATTTTTGCTTAACGTATTAATTCCCAATGTTAACAACCATTTTCTTTGTTCTAATCGCCATTTCTTCAAGATGTTCATAGTTTCATCATCGACTGGTATATCTCGCTTAGAATTTTTGGTTTTAGGTTGCTCTACATAAAGGCGTCTATTTTTTCCTCTGGCGAGAGTTTTATTTATCTTGATATAATTATCGTTAAAATCAATGTCTTTCCATGTGAGAGCTAAGAGCTCGCCTACGCGCATCCCTGTGAAGGCTAGTGTCCGAAAAAAAGAATACATACGAATATCTTTTTTCTTTTCTACTGATTTCAAAAAGATTTCTAGTTCTTCTTTATTAAAAAAGTTTAAAGTATTTTCTTCATGAACAGAGACCTTTCTTTTTGGAACTGTGATTTTTTTAAAAGGATTATCTTGTAGATATCCTAATTTAATAGCATAATCACATATACGCGAAGCATTATTGATGAATTCTCTATACAACACAAATCTTTTTACCTTTTCATTAGCGAACTTTTGAGCTATATCAATCGATATTTTGTTGATTTTAAGAGCACCAAATGCTGGTAATATATGATTCGCAAACTGTTCTTTTGTTTTAACGAAAGAACTTTCTTTTACTGTCTGCTCATAATTTACAATCCATAGATCGTATACTTCTTGAAAAGTTAACTCTTTAGACTTATTTAGACCATTACTTTCGTATTCCAATTGTAATTTGGTCAGCGCTAATTGAGCTTCTTTTTTTGTTTTAAAACCTCTTCGTGTAGTTCTCACTTGTTTGCCAGTCAAGGGATCTACTCCCAAATAAGTTTGAAACTTCCACAATTTTTCACCGTTTTTCTTTTTGTATTGTTCGAATGTTGCCATTTTTTTCGTCCTTTCGCTCGGGTAAGTGTTCGGACTAAAATAGCTGGCATCACCTCCTTAGTTATACGATCTTGCTTTGGACGGTGGGCGTGTTTTTTTATTTTCTTAAATCAAATGTCACGTCAAATTCTTTATAGCTTTCTTCATCATAATTATCAGTGTCATAGTCAGCTTCCCATTTTAGACGGATATTAGCTACGTTGCTGACATCTTCTATTTTAGGAACCGAGAAAGTCACGATCCCTTCTTTTGATACGCCACTTAAAATTTCTCCGCCAATACTATCACTTAAAAACATTTCAGCTTCTATTTGCTGCCCTTCAATTACTAATGTAGATTGATCAGGATAAATATTAAAGTCTGTATCAGACGTATTATCAATCGAGAAGTACACCTGAACAGCATATTTGTTTTCTAAGCCTTGTTTTTCAACCTCATCATCAGTGAGTTCTGCGATTACAACTTTATTGATTTTTGTCACTAGCCCTTTCCAATCTTCTGAAAAGTCAGCAGAATACTCAGCACGATTAACACTTGGACTCTCGCTTTCAACTATACTAGTTTCCGTAGTTTCATCTAAAGACGACTCAACAACAGAAGATGATTCAGAAGTTGAATCATTTTGAACGGTTGCAGTTCCACTAGTAGTTGAAGTATTATCTGTACTTCCGCAGCCAGATAGTGTTACAATACACAATAACAAAAAACTAAACACTCTTTTTTTCATTTCTTTCCCTCTTTTCTGGTATAATATATTTGTGATCTCAGAAATGAGGTATGAGTCCGTGTTGCAGCACGGGCTTTTTTCTTTATAACTTTTTTAGAGATTATAGGCAAAATAGTAGGGCATAAAAATATATTATTGAATTCCGTATTTAGAAAATCCTAATTGAACTTCACCGGAAGTCTTTTGCTGTGTTGTACGCAATGCTTCTTCTTCAGACATTCCATTCTGTACTTTCCATGCAACAGGCGACATCCCGTATTTGTTAACAAAATCAGTAAGTGATAAAGTGTCAGCGTCTTGCTGAGCGCTTGTTTGTTGGTCTTCTGGATTTTGTTGAGATGCTGCTTGTTGTTCTTTCTGATCTTGACTGATAATATTGCCAGCATCATCTGTAGTCAATCCATTTTCATAAAGGGCCACGCCGAAAGCTTCCCACTCTTTGTTGGACCAATTTGCACGATCAGCTGGAGTTGACTGTAAAGTGCGTTGTTTCATCTGTTCATATGTTTCTTCTTGAGGTGCGGTTTGGATTGTACTCTGACTGGAGCTTATAACTGTTGGGCTAGGTTCCGCCGTAACTTGGTTGGAGCTTGTAACTGTTGAACTAGAATCTGTTTTAGATGTAGATTTGCTAGTAGATGAACTGGTTTCAGTTGTTTCTTTTGTTTTACTTATTTTTGTTTCTTGGTTAGAAGTGGCATCTGTTGATTCAGCTTTTTTATTATTTGAACAAGCTGAAAGTAGCAGAGCAGTACTTAACAACAACATAACGCTAACTTTTTTCATTTTTTACTCCTCTTTTCTTTGATACAATAAGTTGTAAAGAAGCCTATTGTTAGGTTTGTTTTTTTCTTAGAACACGCTCGCTTTGGTCGGTGGGGCGTGTTTTTTTATTTTACAGACTTTCGAAAACTAAAGTAGCTTGGATTCTATCGCCACCACCGAAACCTTTACTACCACCGTTTGTAGTGGAAATAGTGTGTAATCGATAACCTTTAGAACACTGTCTATTTATAGTGTTTTCAAGTTCTGATAGGTTTTGCGACCCTTTTCCTATAAATTTTTCTTTTAATACAACTTGCAATACAACGTAACTTGGCATATTCTTTTCCTTCTTTCTACTATGATAATAAATACTAACCCCTAGCCGCAGCGCCAACTCCGACTGGGGTATTTTTTTATAAAACGACTACGCCATAAATTTTAAAATCATCTGTATCACAGATTGATATATCCTCATACTTTTTATTTAAACTCACTAGCTTGTTACCTGACAGTTTTTTAACAAACGCTTCATTATTTACTTGGCATACGATTATCTGACCATCACGCACATCTGATGTGCTTTTAATAAAGATAACTTGTCCATCTTCGAAAAGCGGTAACATTGAATCACCGTTTACCTTAACTGCGAAATCATGTTCAGGTATCACGCCTTCATAACTTACTTCGTCCACAATTTCATCATCTAGCCATTCACCTGTTCCAGCGGACACATAACCTCGAATTTCAATTGTAGTTTTCGGACGTTTGTTTTGTTCTCTCAATTGATATTCCGCAAAGTTGTAGACTTTTGTTTTTCGTGGTCGATCTAATTGATTGTAGATTGATTCGATGGTTGGAACACCATTTTCCTTATCTTCTTTTGGAACATCGTAACCAAGCAACCACGCCTCGCTCACATTTAAAGTTTTAGCCAGTAAATAGAGTTTGTGCTGGTCGGGTGAGGATTTACCATTGACGTATTGCGATAAATGACTTTTTGACATTTTTATTCCAGTTTCTTTTTGTAAAGGTAAAGACATATTCAAAATATCAACTTGCTTTAAATTTCTTTCAGACATTAACTGATTGAGTCGTTGCTGAGTCGTTTGCTTCATATTATGTCTCCTTTCTGATACTTATTATATACCTAGTTGAACATAAGTTCAATAAAAAAGTTAAATTAATTTGAACTTTTATGTTGACAATGTTTTATGCAGGGGTTATACTTTGGCTATAAAGTTCAAAACATTTGAACTGGAAAGGAGCAAATTAATATGAGTTTTGATTATTCTAAGTTGTCGGGAAAAATTGTTGAGAAATATGGAACGCAATACAATTTTTCAATCGCTTTAGGTTTGTCGGAAAGAAGTTTGTCATTAAAGTTGAATAACCGAGTACCATGGAAAAGCACCGAACTTCAAAAAGCCATTGAATTGCTAGACATTCCAAAAGAAGAAATTGGCGAATATTTTTTTAATTTAGAAGTTCAAAATATTTGAACTTAAGAAAGGGATTCGAAAAAATGAACACACCACAAATTTTCAATTTCGAACAAAACGAAGTTCGAACTGTTTTAGTAAATGATGAACCATATTTTGTAGGGAAAGACGTTGCAGAAATTTTAGGTTACTCAAAACCAAGAAATGCTATTTCTACACACGTAGATGAAGAAGATAAGCAGGATGCCCCAATTCAGGGCGGCCTTGGCGGAAAACAAAAAATGACGATCATCAACGAATCAGGTCTATACAGTTTAATCTTAAAATCAAAACTTCCCTCTGCCAAAAAATTTAAACGTTGGGTAACAAGTGAAGTGTTGCCAGCAATTAGAAAACATGGAGGTTATCTAACTCCAGAAAAAGTAGAAGAAGCTTTGCTTAATCCAGATACAATCATTCAATTAGCAACTCAACTAAAAGAAGAAAGAACTGGAAGATTAATCGCAGAACAAAAGATTGCCGAGTACGAACCGAAAATCTCCTATTTAGATAGCATATTATCTTCTACAGATTCAGTAACAATTAGTCAGATTGCAGCAGATTATGGGATGTCTCCACAACAGATGAATAAATTACTTCATAAACTAGGTGTTCAGAAAAAAGTCGGTAACCAATGGTTATTGTGCAAAAAACACATGAACCAAGGATACACAAAATCTCATACAACTGAGATCCCGAAAGCCGATGGTGGCACTAAAATTGTAATGAATACCAAATGGACACAGAAAGGGCGTCTATTTATCTACGAATTACTAAAAAAAGAAGGATATTACCCTCAAATGGATTTAGAGGAAATTGGTTAGAAAGGAGTTTTAGTGTGACTGACATTGCAGAAATCACTCGACGAGATAGAGAAAAAATCAAAGAATATGTCGAAAGTTCAAAGTTCTTAACTTACACCATGCTTGCTGAAAGATTTGAAATTAGCAAAAGCTACTTATCTTTAATTTTAAACGGTAAAAAGACTTCTGCAGAAGCAAACAGAATTATAGATTCGATTATTACTATGTACGAATTGTAGAGGAGGAAAACGAATGAAATAACTAATCAAAGTAACAACAAATGAGGAGAATGAGCAGTTAGTAAACGGCAGAGAATTGCATGAGTTTTTGGAATGGAGTTTGGAAAGAAAAATAAAATTCGATAGGAGGTTCAGGATTATGGAAGTAATCTTAACGCCTGAAAATGAGGCAGCACTTCGTAGCTACATTCATGAAATCATAACTGATGAAATTGCAAAAGCAAGAAGAGATGCCTCAGTTGATAAACGTGTATTAAAGCAAATAGAGATAGCGAAATACTTCGGAGTATCAACTGCAACTATTCGTAAGTGGGAAGATAAAGGACTTCCATTCGGGCGTATAGGCGATCAAAAATTTTACGACAAAGAAAAATGTAGAGCATGGGTTCTAGCACAATAAAATATCGGGTAAGTGTTCGGAAATAATGACAGCAAAGAAGGGAAATTTATGGACAAACTAAATACAACAATCGTATTCAGTGCACCAATCATTATTTATCTGCTGAGTGTCTGGGGAAATATCCCAGCATTAATCGGCACGATCGTTTACATGGTCTGGATCTTTATAGGGCTTGATGAAGCTGAGTACAAAACAAAAAAACCAGTCGGGAGGAACTGACTAATACAGTATCACAAGAATATTAAGTGGAGGAGCAGAAAATATGACTACAGAAGAACGGATTGCGACGGCGTTAGAAAACATTGCAAATAGCCTTAGTGCTTTGGCAGAAGATACTAAGGCAAATAAAGAGCTAAAAGAAACACTTATTACAAACGTCAATAGTATGCAAAAAGCAATTGAAAGACTGCAAAGTGATCCTTTTGGATTAAATGAAAGGGATTAACGATTTCACTTTAACAGCAAAATCAAGAACTTTGCTGGCATCGTCTTTAAACTTTGATTCCATTTTTGAAATTGCGAGCGGGGTCAAAGAAACATTGTAATAAACGTCGCTTGCCATTGTTGCATTCAAAAAATTATTATCTTTCAATTCTTTAATTGTAAAGCGGACATCTTCTGGTAACCACGCAGGCATAATCTTTTCGTGGACAGAATCAGATTTACCAAAGTTTATAGCAACTGATTTTGAATCGCCATTTTTACGACGTTGAATGTATTCAGCATACATTCTTGAAAGTAAGTATTTTGCATCATTAGTCAAATCATCCATATATTTTTTTCACCACCTTATCAGATTTCAGCAGACCACTTGCTGATAAGAAAATTATACAACAGAAAGGAAGTTTGAAATGAAAAAAATCTATTGGCTACGCAGAACTGGAGCAATGTTGTTCATGTTCGGCATCGGTGCAGCACTAACAGGAAACGTACCTGATTGGCTGAAAGCAGCATACGTCACAGCAGTATTCGGATTGGTACTGATCTACGATGTTGCAGAGTACAAAACAAAAAAGCCAACCAGGGAGGCTGACTAAAGTGTGGTTCTGTTTATTAGGTGTTTATCTCGTGGCCGTTTTAGGAAATAACTACATGAGAAAACGCGGCGAATACTGGTATACATCCTATGCGGTTCTAGTATGTCTAATGCTTACAATTTTTCTAATGATTTATTCAAAATAGGTAATACTTTGTCAATCAAATAAGTTTCAAGAGATTTTTGTTCTGCATTAGTGTCGCCGTAACCAAAACGGCTTAAGAAAATTTTCATAACCTCTATATCTTCATTTTGAATATATGGCAGGACTGCATAACCTGATGCTTTTACAGCAGATATATTTTTATCAGTGTTACTACCAATACAAATACCCACATTGTTGAGAAATGTTGAGAAAGTTGTTTGTATTGTTTGGGTTTTTGAATCGTGTTTTTGTAATTCAATTTCTTTATCCTTCATCGATTCAGCATGCTTATTATTTATAACCGCTGTAATCCAAGGGGATATAAGAGCTACTAAAGCTAGGATAATCGAAATTGTGATCGTGTTATCGAAACTCATTTTTTCACCATCCAGTTTTTAAACCATTATATCAAAAAGGAGAGAAGAAATAATGCAAGAATTAGTAATTTTGAAAAATAAAGAAGCTGTGACTACGAGCTTACAAGTCGCAGACAGCTTTGAAAAGAAACACAAGCATGTGCTAGAAGCAATCGAATCAATAAAAAGATCGGTCGAAAATTCGGCCAATGTTGAAGATGGGTCCAATTTTGGACAGATGTTTGTGGAAGGGAACGAGCCAGACTCATACGGAAGAAGTCGGAGAGTTTATTTCATGAATAGAGATGGATTTTCCTTGCTAGCTATGGGATTCACTGGAAGTAAAGCAATAAATTTCAAACTAAAATTTATTGAAGCTTTCAACGAAATGGAAGATGTTATTCGGAAGAATACTGTTCCTCAAACAATTGAAGACATGATGATCTACCAACTAGAAGAAATGAAAGATGTTAAAAAAGATGTCTCCATGCTTAAAGATACTATGCGAATTAGCGGACAACAAGAGTTTGAAATTAAGCAAAAAGGAAATATGAAAGTTATGGAAGTTTTAGGAGGTAAAGAAAGCCGAGCTTATGAAGAAATCAGTAAAAAAGTATTCTCAAAATTTTGGTCTGAATTTAAACGTACCTTTTCAATCCCAAGATATGGCGAGTTACCTCGTAAGAGATTCGATGATGCTGTTTCATTTATTGAAATGTGGTTACCAGAAACTGCGATCCGTATGGAAATCGATCAACTGAACAGACAACAAAGACTTTTCGGTGATGAAAATGAATAGGGCTGAAGCGCTAAGAATAGGGACGGTAATTGCTAATCGCTGGTGGAGACACAATAAACCAAGCATCCTAAGCCAACAACATATTGATAAGCAAAAAGCATGGCAACAAATAAAAAAGTGACTCAGCCGACCAAAGCAATGAGTCACAAAGAAAATACATCTAAGGAGATGTTACCACATGAAAAAAGAACTTTCCACTCTAGATCAATATTTGACTGATCCTAGTTGGGGCAAATCGAATATCAAGGAAACAAGCAATCGAAAAATCAGACGTAATCTTTTGACGGATGAAGAACTAGCATGTGATCAAGACGATTTGGGAAATTTTGTGAGTATTTGGGATCATGTCTATCTTATCCATTTATCGAGGAAGTCCAAAAAACCTGAATATATCTATGTCATCGAAGATGGCTTGATTGATGCGCTAGAAGAGTATGACAGAGATAACTTGATCGATATCTCTTATTACGGACCAGGTAAGAAATACATTGCTGAAATGGAGGCAGAATTTGATGAGTGAAGGAACGAAACGCAACGATAACAAATTATTCAATAGTCTATACAAGATAACCGTCAATGATGTTGTCGAAAAAAGAAACAAACTAACTTATCTGTCCTGGGCATGGGCATGGGCAGAAGTCAGCAAAATCTGCGAAGAAGTAGACTACGAAATCTATCGTGATCCAGAAACGCATCGTCCATACCTCTTTGATGAAAAAACAGGCTATATGGTTTTTACCAGTATCACAGTCAACGGAGTAAAGCGTGACATGTGGTTACCAGTCATGGATGGTGCAAACAAGGCAATGAAAGATGAGCCATATACCTACGAAGTCAATGATTATCAGTGGAATAACGAAACGAAGAAAAAAGAGATTGTTGGAAAAATCGAAAAGCGAGTTGAAGCAGCAACTATGTTTGATATCAATAAGACGATCATGCGCTGCCTTGTAAAGAATCTAGCTATGTTTGGACTAGGTTTATATATTTTTGCTGGCGAAGATATGCCAGAAGATGTCTCGATGCTTGAACCAGCTACTCAAAGAAGCAAAAAGCTATTCTTGGATGCTTTACAACTGGTTGCTAACAAGTACGAAAAATCAATTGATGAAGCAATTGTTGCATTGACTGATGCGGCTTCTATAACCGCTGATGACAGTAAATGGACCAAGAGAGACTTGGGCATTCTAAAACGAGGCGTTAATTGGCTTGAAGATCAGTACAGAGAAGAAACAAAAGAGAAGTGATATGAGTGTTTAAACCATTAATCGATTCATATTCAGCGGTTCTGAAAAAGTTCAAAGGAAAAGACATAGGTGCAACGATCAATGAAGAAGTGAACATTGATCGACTAAAGACGATGTATGACGGCTACGATGGCGATCGAGTCATTGAAATTCGTTTTATTGATCCTAGACGTTTCACCGTACAGCAACGAAACTTCATCTATGCGCTGATAGGCGATATTTTTATCGATACAGGCATGCCAACGGACTTCTGGAAGGAATTCTTCTACTTCCGTTTTGAAGGTGTCACAGGGCGCAAAATAAGCCTCAAAGACGAATCGAGCACAACCGTGAGTGATGCCAATATCTTAGCGAATATCATCCTAGATTTTATCTTTGAACATCATATTCCTTTCAAAGAAGGCTATGAGATTTTACCAGCGAATCAAGAATATTACTTCTACAAATGCATCACAAAAAGAGTCTGCTGCATCTGTGGCAAAACAGGAGCTGATATTGATCACTTTGACAAAGCGCTAGGAAGACGAAAGCGAAAAGAAGTTGATCATTCAGAGTACACATTTGCAGCACTCTGCAGAATCCATCACACAGAGAAGCACAAGATAGGTGTGATCAATTTCAAAAATAAATATCAAATCAAAGGGATCAAATTAAACCAGGAAACAATCAAAAAGTTAAATATTGGAGGGTAAAAATGACAGAACATCGAAGTTATTATGCGATTATACCAGCCAACGTAAGGTACGACAAAAGACTTAAACCAAATACTAAGTTGTTATACGGAGAGATAACGGCCTTGTGTAATGAAAGAGGCTTTTGTTGGGCAGGCAATGAGTACTTTGCAGATTTATATGGTGTGAATAAAGAGACCATATCGCGATGGGTAAGTGATTTGATTAAGTTTGGATACTTGAATCGGGAAATCATTTACAAAGAGGGTACCAATCAAATAATCAATAGGTACCTACGAATTAATCAATACCCTATTGACGAAAAACGCAATACCCCTATTGACGAAAAAGTCAAAGATAATAATACATCTTTTAATAATACATTTAATAATACAAAAGAATATATAAGAGACTTACCGCCTTCGAAAAAATCGAAGGCTAAGCCCATCCGTCATAAATACGGAGAGTATAAAAATGTTCTTTTGTCAGAAGACCAAATGGAGAAACTCAAAATAGAATTCCCTAATGACTATCAAGAACGAATAGAACGGCTATCTGAGTATTGTGAATCATCTGGTAAGACTTATAAAAACTATTTGGCAACTATTCGAAGTTGGGCAAGGAAAGAAAAAAGTGAGCCTAAGAACGCAAGCAGTGGATACAAGCGCACAGGAAGACGAGAGAAGCTTCCTGAATGGGCAATCGACCAAGAAACCTATCTCAAGAAAAAAGCGCTAGAACGAGCTAATAGACAATCAAAAGCACCATTCTAAGAGGTGGAAAAATGAAGATCGATTATCTAGAACTAATTAATGAAATAGCGAATTATAAAAAGGGCGAGGAATTAGACGTCCTGAGAGACGTATATGATCAACTCGAAGAAGCTGGAATTGAAGGAATTAAGAATGATCGTTCGAGTTGGAGTAAACTCAGATACTATTTCGCACTCTATATCGATGGAACGCAATTAAGAAATTTAGCATATACCAAATTACTATTCATTGATTGTGTTAAAGGCTTGCAAAAACATCTTAATGAACTTGAGCAGGTGGAAACAAGATGGACCTAAAGACATTTACAGCACAGATCGAATTAATGCATCAAGAAGCTTTAAGACAAAGTGTGTCGTACGAAGACAAGTGGCTCAACACGTTCCATGGTGGACGTGAGAGCGCACTTGATCAAGTACTCAAATTACTGAAAGGAGAATGTCGAGATGGATAAGAAAGCGGCAATGCAGCGAATTATCGAATTGACTTATTCAGAAGATTGGCAAAATGACAAAGAAGCTGCTTCGGAAGTGATGAGACTTGGAAGAGAGATGTGGGCAGACAAGAGCAACAAGCCAAGACCGCGAAAAATCGCAATCTGGCATGGCGACAAAATTCTAGTCACAGGAACTGCCCAGCAGTTAGCAACTCTCACAGGATTGCACGAGAAAATCGTGAGAAAGAGAGCTAGGTGTGGATACACAGACGTTAAGAAGAGAACGTTTAGGTACGTGGAGGAATCATCATGACAACAGAAGAAGTGATTCAAATGCGTATTCGAAGCATTCAACGTGAAATTGACGATCTGGAACGAACAAAGGTAGTGATGGTCAATGAAACGGCGAGAAAGGCAATCGATTTACACATAGTGAATTTAAGAAGGGAAATTCGTAGATTGGAGGAATGAGCGTGGATAAGAAAGCAGCAATGAAACGAATCATTGAACTGACACATTCTGAGAATTGGCAAGAAGACAAAGAAATAGTTGCAGAAGTCCAAAAGCTCGGCAAATCAATGTGGACTGAAAAGCCTAAACGGAAAACGCCGAGAAAAATTGCAATCTGGCATGGTGACCGAATTCTAGTGACAGGTACTGCTGAACAGTTATCTGAAATTACTGGTCTGAGCAAAAACATTATTTGGGATAGAGCTAGGAGCTTATGGATTGATTCAAAAGGACGACAGTTTAGGTATGTGGAGGAGAAAAAATGCTAGACATGAGAATCGAAGATTATCGAATTACCAGTGATTCTAGAAACATTGTCTTATCGAAGGTAAGACGAGACGAAGAAGGAAACATCCGCTACACAGAAACAAAAGAAGAATCACGAGCAGATATCGGATACTTTCAAACTGTCTCATCGTGTTTAAAGGCAATACAACGCGATTACGTGTTAAGTGAAGAAAGAACGATAAAAAGTATTATCGAGTACAAAAAAGCGTTAGAAAACATCACTAGACAGTTTGAACAGGCATGTGAGATTGAGGAGGAGAAGTAATGGATCTCATTACACAATACAGTGATATCATCCTCAAGAAAATCATGATGAAGATTCAGAAAGACAAAAAATCAAAAGAACGAGCGGAATTAGTTAAGTTGGAAATGGCTGAAACAGGAGCAGGAGTGCGAAGTAGCAGGCATTGGAAAGCAGCAGCAAACATTGAATTTTATTACAACGAAATTCAAAAAGGGTTCGATCAGATGCGTGAGCTGGATCGGCAAACAAATTGGAGCAAGAAACTTCATCAAGATCGTTTCAAATTTGTAGAAAAGTATAGAGAGATACTAGACGAATATATGGAGGAACAGCGATGAATAAAAAAGAATTAATTGATAAACAGGAATTGATTGATGAATTAGCTAAATATGTAAAGAGTTATGAGAACGCTATGGATGAGCATGGTCAAGGAAGGTACGGCGCTTATGAAGTATCTTTAAAGTTGGTGAAAAGACTAAATGAATCAAAAATTACAGACGAACAAGCTTGGAATAAGGTAGCTGAGGCTTATCCTGAATCGGCACAAAGCTTGAGAAACACTTTAGATAATGCTGTATTTGGTAAGACTGGTGAACCGCAGAAACACGTTATGCCGAAGTTTGTGGCGGATTGGTTTGAGGATAACAAACATGCATTAGATTTAGCGATTTTTACGAAAATCAGAGAATTGGACGGTAAAAGATACCCACACGAGACAGATTTTGAAAATTGGCTTGATAATGCTGAAAACAATCCAATCGAAACCCTCATCCGCATGAAAGACGGCTACGAGGTCGAGGAATCTAAGTGGGTGGTAAACGAAGGCGATTTAGTCATTCGTAAAGGTGAGCATGAGGCGAAGGTATATTTTGTTGAGAGCGTTGATGATGATGGAATACTTTTGGTGAACGGTATTAAAGATGAATTTTTTACTGATTTGTACGATCGTTCGGTTGGCGAAGAATCAATCAACTACTTTTATGAAAATTTTAGATTGTTAGCAAAGAAAGAGAATTTGGAAGCCGAGAAAGTGGAGGTGTGAAATGAATATCACAGAAGAAGCTGAATATTTTATAGAATTACCAGCAAAACAGAATAAACTTTATGTGAATTATGATATCGAAGAGAATATCAGCATTGATGCGTTCAGAGTAACTCGTTTTACAGAAGCGGAAATCAAAGCAATTGATGAAAGATATTGGCCATTTGCTGTGCCAGTGGAAGAGGTGGTAGAAAGATGAGCAGACATCTAATGCTCCATATACCAGACGGAACAAAGGCAATTGCAATTAGCATTGTTGCTGAACAAAAAGATGGCGGTTTGGCGTTGAAAACAAAAGGTATTGATACCAAACAGATTTTAGAAGGCAGAGATGTCGAGATAGAGATCGATGAGGAGGAAGCGGAATGAATGTTCAAAATAGCATTTTATCTGTTCGATTACAAAGATGGTTCGTTTAAGAAAGTTTATTTCCATCACTGGAATGATAGCAAGCCAGTTTTTACAAAAAACAAGAGGAGAGCTCAGGAGTATTTTGATGAAAGATCAGCAAATAAAGATATAGTGCAGTTAAAAAAAGCAGAATCACCATCTGCGAAAACATTATCTATAAAATTGGAGGAAACAGAATGAAACTAAAAGACGGATTTTACGCTAGCAGTCACGGTATCGGCGGTTTAATGCTAGATATGCCGACAAAGAACCCTAAAACACGTAAGAAACCAAAAGTCAAAGTCGGTGACATGGTTCGCTGCGAAGCAGAAGGGTTCATCTATCCATTTCGTGGATATGTAGAACACGTCTATAATCACTCAGCAATCATTCGTATTGAAAACACGATGGAATGCGATAAGTGGTTAGCGAAAAGCAAAGAGAATTTAGCAGTGGCTAGATTGGTGGATATGGAACTAATCAATGACAAATAAAAAAGCCGGATCGCTCCGACTGATGTAATAAATCCGACAAGTTTATTATATCACATAAAGGAGCGGTTTGACTTGATGCAATTGTTACGAGAGGTAGATTTCAAACAGACAAGATGTAATGCGAGAGATGTGCTGAAGAACTTTCGGCGTTTGGAGCGGATGGCAGGTCGCTCTTTGATAGATATTAAGTCGCCGATTATTACGGATATGCCGAAGGCACCGAAGCACGGTAATAAGGCAGAAGACGCGATCATTCAGATGATGGATATAGAAGCGGAGAGAGACGCGATTTTAGCGGCTTTGATGGCACTTAGTCTGATTAGCCGTCAGATACTCTACTACAGCTTCTGTGACGTAAATAAGCACTCTAATTATGAAATAGGGCAATTGATACGAGGATACGGAGAGAAGAATGTAGAGAAGCTGAAATCCATCGCATTGATCGAATTTGCAGAAGCATACAAAAAAGGCGTGTTAGTTCAGTATCGTTGATTTTGTAGGGTTTTTGTAGGGATAGTGTAGGGTTTTTGAGCGGTTTAACGTGATATTATGATAGTGTCGAAAGATTAGGAAACAGGACTTCGACAAAATAAAATGTAAGGGAGGAAATCTCCCTCATCGTTTAATTAAGCTTCGATAGACAGCAACGGAAATATAAAGAATAAGGATGTGAATTTCAACTCCTTCTGATTGTTCTTATTATCTATCATCCGTTGCTGTCTATTGTTATTATGTCACTGTGGCGGAAAGGGTAGACGCTAAGCATGTGTGCTAGGTCAATGCTTCGGCAACCATGCAATGTTCGATTCATTGCCAGTGACTTTTAGCAACCGAGGTATTGAGGAAGTGGGTAGGCGCAGGAAGTATTAGACTTGTCTGTGTGTAGGTTGCTTTTACATATTAGATCACTCATTGAGTGGTCTTTTTATTTTGCGTAAAGGAGGCTACATAATGAGAAACTACTGGTATATATCGCTAACTAATGAATATCCTCGAACCATTGATGATTGTTCAGTGCGTGTTGTGCGTTCTGTACAAATGAAAGGGAAGTACTCTATTGTCGAAATGCTAAGAGAAGCTACACCAAACGAAGTGGATAAATGCAAGCTGATATATTGCGGTCATGGCTATTGGAAAGACGAGTATATCCAATACAACATAGAGAGGTGGATAGATAGATGAGTTACCTCGAACATTTGAAACGTTGCTACATGCATTCTAAGAACAAACTTCCTGACAGCTACACAAAAGAAGAAATTGTCCTTCACGTGCTAAAGACAGAAAGCAGTCATACGAATACCTACGCAGATACATACAGCAAGGCAGAGCAGATGGAAGGCTGGACAAGGTTCTTTGGTTGGGTACACGAGAATGCCTAAAAGGAAATGCTCGGTCGCTTGGTGTCGTGAGTATGTAGTCTTGCCTGAAAGATATTGCGAGAAACACAAAGGCAATGCAGACAAGACGTATAACAGAGAAGTAAGACACAACAAAGAGAACATGAAGTATGCTCGCTTCTATGCTTCAAGCCAATGGAAGAAGCTAAGACGTAGCAAGCTGGCAGACCAACCACTATGTGAGGAGTGTTTGAGAAATGGGAAAATAACCAGTGCTACGATAGTCCATCACAAAACGGAAGTAAAAGAAGATTGGGATAGAAGGTTAGACTACGATACGTTAGAAAGTATTTGCCAGTCGTGCCACAACAAAGAGCATAAAAAGGCATATAACCTTAAAAGACTCTAATTTGCGTTCTAAGGCGTTTCACCTAAAGTGTATATAAATATACTAAATAATAGTTTTGATAAAAAATAAGCCCGCCTATGTCGCTAGAATGAAGAAAATCGATGCCCTCTCTTCTCGAAAAAAAATTCCCTTTAGAAAATTTGTAAAATAGATAGGAGTGATGAAATGAGCAAAGGTAGGCCGAAGAAATTGCTTAACGCAAGCAAAAAGAATTACACAAAAGAAGAAATTGAAGCTAAAAAAGCCGAAGAAGAAAAGCTATACAACTATCCAAGACTGGACTTTTCAAATTATCCGGTCGGGCTTTTGAAAGAAGCACAAAAAGAGTGGGATAGAATCTCTCGCTACATTCAGGACTTGCCTATTTCAGAACTAGACCAACAAACAATGATTCGCTACTGCAACTATTCATACTTATACGACAAAGCAAGCAAAGAGTTAGACGAACAAGGCTTTTTGATCGATGGTCGTAAGAATCCTTTGATCGATACTGTCAATTCATTCTCGAAAGAACTAAAAACAGCCACTAATGATTTAGGGCTGACAATCAACTCACGTCTAAAGATTGTCAATCCACAAGAAATGGAGAAAGAACCAGACGATCCGTTTGCTGAAATGATGAACGAAGTTGATAGTGATGATTGATCACGTTCAAAAATACATTGATGAAGTAGAAAATGGGAATATCTTAGTCTGTGAGAAGATACAGATGGCAATTGATAGACACAAAAAGGATATAGAGAGGTCAAAGCGAGATGACTTTCCTTACTACTACGAACCAAAATACACTCAAAATATTGTAAAATTCATTTCAATGCTTCCAGATCCTAAGAGTGGCAAGCCTAATAAGTTGGCACTATTCCAGAAATTCATTCTAGGGATGTTATGGGGCTGGCGAAGAAAGAAAGACAATACCAAGCGTTTCAGAAAAGCCTATCTTTCGCTAGCACGTAAGCAAGGAAAATCGTTGATTGTTTCAGGGATTGCGCTGTACTGTCTAATTTACGAACGAAATCCACGACAAGCAAGACAGATATACGCTACTGCTAACAAACGAGATCAAGCGAAAATCGTTTTCACTATGGTTAAGTCACAACTAAAAGCCTTACGTGGAAAAAGTAAAGCAATCCAGAAATTTACAAAGGTTCTACAAAACGAGCTTACTACGACAGATGATTCATTTATGAAACCACTGTCTGCTGATGCAGATACATTGGACGGTCTCGATACATTATTGGGCATTTTTGATGAGTATGCCCTGTCTAAAACAACGGAAATGATGGATGTTATCGAAACGTCAATGGGGCAACAAATCGAACCGCTAACGATTATCATTTCAACGGCTTCAAGCAAACTAAACTATCCAATGTACTCGATAGAGTATCAGTATGTAACGAAGTTGCTAAAAGAAGAAGTGGTAGGCGATGAGTATTTAGCGCTATGTTGGGAACAGGACAATGCTAAAGAAGTAGCGGACACTGACATGTGGATAAAGTCCAACCCATTAATGGAACTATCAGAACAAAAAGAACGACTAACTGAAAACAAAAAACGACTTTTAGGCGAAGGAAAAGCAAAAGGAAGTATATCAAACGTTCTTACTAAAGAATTCAACATATGGGTTCAATCTTCACAAGAAAGTTATATGAGCGAAGAAGAGTGGACTTCTGCCATTGCTCCTGATTACATCAAACAAACGGACTTAACAGGGCGTGAGATTTACATCGGTGTCGATTTGTCACGAGTGAATGACTTAACTTCTATTTCGTGGGTCATTCCAATCAGAGAAGAAAGCAAGTTTTTTGTTGATAGCTATTCCTTTGTAGCCAATCGCGGCGGAATTGAAGCAAAAGAAAAAGAAGACAAAACACCATACCGACAATATGAGCAAGCAGGCTATTGCACGATTAGTAGTAGTCCAGACGGATTGATTGACTATCACGATTTAGTCAATTGGCTTACTGATTTCATCGAAAGTAATAACTTTGAGCTAAAAGGTATCTTTTACGATCCGTATAATGCTGGTAATGTTATTACTGATCTATCGAAATTCTACGAGAAAGAAATGATTGAAGTGCGACAAGGGCTGATAACTTTGAACGTTCCGACAAAACAATTTAGAACGGACGTTATTAAAGGAAAAACAGTCCATTCAAACAATCCACTGCTTAACAGAGCAATCAGAAACGCAATCACCAAAGAAAACAACGATACAATCATGATTGATAAGGCAATGAATCGAAATAAGATTGATCCTTTAGATGCGTTGATTAATGCTTACACGCAGGCAATGTACCATGATTTTGATGAAGAAGATATCAATGAATTGATTGAAAGGGGCGAGTATGGCTTTGGATGGTAACAAGTTAAGACTAATCGTGATTATTTTGTATGTTTTAGGGCTAGTTTCATTCATAGCCGCAGCTTTTTTGTTTAACCAGATTATCGGATTCCTGACGGTGGGCATTAGTTTAATGCTTACCGTTTTTATTTTGGTTCGAGAATCAGAATTATAGCTGAAAGGAGGTGGGATAAATGGGTTTATTTTTCCAAACGGAAAAACGTAGCTTGTCCAGTCGTTCGAGTACAATGCTCGACTTCATTTCAACTGTAAATGGGAACACGACCATCAACTTTGACGGAGAAACGGCACTAGAACAGTCTGATGTGTTTACAGCGGTAAAGATATTGGCTGGAGATATTGCCGCCAGCAAGTTCAAGTTTTCCGATAATAAGCAAGCAGACATTCGAAAGTTAGACATGTTGAACAAGTGCCCAAACGCAAGTATGACACCATATTCTTTCATGTTTGCTATCACGGCTCAAATGCTTTTGTCAGGGAATGCTTTTGCGATCATTCATGAAAATAGCTTAGAGTTTGCTAAACCGTCACAAGTCGTCGTTTACGAAGATTTAGAGACAGGTATGTTGCGGTATGAGTACACAAACAAAGCAGGAAATTCGTACCGTGTTGATTCTAGCGAGATGTTGCACTTCAAATATATAACTGTAAACGGAAAAACCGGTATCAGTCCATTGGATGCACTCAAAACAGAACTTTCCATGCTCGACAATGGGAACAAAATGCTAAGCTCCTTCTTCAAGAAGGGGATTCAAGCAGGCGGAGTTTTGAAGCTCAATAAAGGTACGCTGAATAACAAGTCTAAAAAGCAAATTAAGCAAGACTTTGAAGAAGTAAACAGCGGTGCTTCAAACGCTAATAGCGTAATTGTTTTGGACGATACACAGGAATTCAAACAGTTTGAGCTAAATACGGATATTTTGAAAATGATTCAAAACAACGTGTACTCGACAAAACAAATTGCTAAAGCGTTCGGCATTCCTTTGTCACGTTTTGGTATGGAGTTAGTCAATACCAAAGACGATTCGGCTAACGATTCCTACGTTTCTAGTACGCTTAGGGCAGTCTCACAGATGATTACAGACGAGTTAGCAATCAAGTTAGGTATTAATGTAGAACTTGACTTCTCTACGCTTACAGGGCAAGACAAGGCTTCTAGGATGAATAAAGCAATGGAAGATGGCAACGGTGGAGACGGTTATCTACTGATTAATGAGGTCAGAGATTATTACGGATTGCCAAGCATTCCTAATGGAGATGTTTTGTACACGAAAACCACAGTGAAAGGGGGTGGGAATAGTGGAAATGGAAATTCGGAGTTTAGCGGAAATCCAGTCAACGGACAATCGAACGATTGAGGGCTACGCAATGAAATTCAATTCGTTGAGCAGAGACCTTGGCGGGTTCAAAGAAATAATTTCGCCACAAGCGTTGGATACGACCGATTTATCAGATGTTCGCTGTTTTGTCGATCATGATTCAAGTATGGTTTTAGGAAGAACGTCATCGCAAACGCTAGAGTTGGAAGTGGATGACGTAGGACTTCATTTCAGATGTCAACTGCCAAATACTTCTTACGCCAACGATTTGTACGAATCCATAAAACGTGGTGATGTCAACGAATGTTCGTTCGGTTTTGCCGTAAAGGATGATTCTCAAACGTGGGAAAATCAAGATGGAATGTATATCCGCAATCTAAATAAGATCGATGAATTATTCGAAATATCGATTGTTTCGATCCCAGCTTACGAAGGAACGGATGCAGTCTTAGCGCAACGATCATTGAAACGAGTAATCGATGAAAAAGAAAAACGAAAATTAGAGATAGAACTAGAGCTTCTAAATTACTAGAGGTTCTTTTTTTATACAAAAAAATAAGGAGTGAACACATTGGATATTGAGAAATTGAAAGAACAAGCGCAACAGGCGCTGGATTCAGGCGATTTAGAGACAGCTAAGGACTTATTAGCAAAAATCAAAGAAGCAAAAGAATCGAAAGAAACAGACGACCAATTGAAAAAAGATTTAGCTGATGAATTGAAAGAGTTGGACGAAGAAACAAAAGCAACTGAAATTCAAGAAGCTAAACCTAAAGAACAACAAGCACAACCAGAAAAACAAGAAAGTACAGAACCAACAAGCAACACAAATCCGATCGACAAAAAAGACAAAGAGGAGAAAAGATCAATGGAAGTTATCCTAAACGACAAAAAAGAAACATACACACGCTCAATCAATCAATTCATTCGTACAAAAGGAGAAAAACGCGACGGATTGACAACAGTCGGAGCAGAAGCAGTTATTCCAGTTGACCGTATCACTAAACCAGAAAAACAACCCGAAACAGTTGTCGACTTACGTCAACACGTAGGACGTGTGCCAGTAACAACAGGTACAGGATCATATCCAATTTTGAGAGCTAACAAAAATAAAATGACCTCTGTGGCTGAATTGATTAAAAACCCAGAGTTAGCTAAACCTGAATTTACAAAAGTAAACTACGAAATTGCCACTTACCGTGGATACATTCCAGTTTCTCAAGAAGCATTAGACGATTCCGATATCGATCTAGGCGGTTTGGTCGCTGAACATATCCAACGCCAATCTTTGAATACTTCTAACGCTGAAATCGCTAAAAAATTACAAACAGCAACAGCGAAAACAGTGACTGATATTGATGGTTTGAAAGATATTGTAAATGTAACGATTGACCCAGCTTACAACGTCAAATTCATTGCTTCTCAAAGCTTCTTCAACGAGTTAGACAAAATGAAAGACAATGACGGACGTTACTTGTTACAACAAGACGTTACAGTTGCTTCGGGTTACAAACTATTAGGGCGTGAAGTTGTTGTAATGGCTGATGATGTTATTGGTACTGCTGCAGGCAATAAGGTAGCATTCGTGGGCGACCCTTCACTTTTTGTTAAATTCTTTGACCGTCAACAAGCTTCAGTACGTTGGGTAGACAATGATGTATATGGTCAACTATTAGCTGGCTTTGTTCGTTTCGATGTTGAAGTAGCCGACACTGCTGCAGGCTTTTACGTAACACTGGGCCCAAAAGCATAGACCCATCCGGCGTAACGTTAAACAAAACAACGACTACGCTTGCGGTGGGGGCATCAGAAACACTGTCAGCGACTGTCTTGCCAGCTGGCGCAACGGACAAATCGGTTAAATACAGTTCTAGCGATGAGAAAATTGCCACAGTAACGCCGGTTCAAGGCAAAATCACAGGTATTGCAGCTGGTACAGCAACAATCACTGCAACAACTGCAAACGAAAAAACTGCGGTGTGTGAAGTTACCGTAACTGCTGAATAGGCGGTGAGTAAATGGAATTAAGCGAGTTGAAAAACTTTTTGCGAGTGGATCATGACTTGGATGATGATTTACTCGCAATGCTCCAAAAAACAGCAGAAGAATTCATTTTAGGCTCGATTGAGGTAGAAATGACTGCTGATAAACGCTTTGATTACGCTGTGACGTTGCTTGTTTCTAACTGGTACGAAAACAGAGTAGGTACTTCTACGCAGGCGCTGAATGAAATTCCGTTTGGAGTGACTGCTTTGATTCATCAGTTGAGGGGGTTAGATCATGGCGTTAATACAGACGAGTGACCTAAGTCAACGTATTGACTTTATAAAGGATACGATAGTCAAGGACGAGGACGGCCAGCTGGTCACCACACCTGAGACTGTTTTTTCATGTTGGGCTTGTGTTCAAACACAACGCTTGAGCGATGTCAAAGCTTCAATCGGGACGGTTCTTGAGGGGACGTTAACGTTTATTATCCGCTATCAGCAAAAAGTAGAACTCGAAAACGACATGAAAGTGCGTTGGAAAGGCAAAACTTTTGAGATTATCACGATCACCAAAGGAGAGTTTGCCAAAGATTTCACCACTGTCATTGCGAAAGAGGTTCAAAAATGAGTGTAGAAGTCGATGCAACCGAAGTGTACAAAGCGCTTAGGGAAGTAAAAGCAAACGTTCAACGAGTGGAAAGCCCAGCACTTAGAAAAGCTGGGGAGTACGCTCAAGAAAAGTTACGACAAAACACACCTTACTGGGATGGAACGAAGTCAAACGGTAAACGTGGTTCGTATATGAAAGAACATGCTAAGAACCATGTGTTTACAAGCTCGGTAAAAAACGGATTGATAGAAGTCGGCTATGACAAAGATGTTTCTTGGCGGATGCACTTTATCGAGTTCGGAACAATCAAACAAGATCCAAAAGGTTTCGTACAAAAAACACAAAAGCAAATCGAAAAACAAGTAACACAAATCATTGCTGACGAAGTAAAAAGGAGGCTAGGACTTTGAAAACGGCAGTATCACAAGTCTATTCAATTCTGAATAGCAATGAAAAAACAAAGAACATTGATTTTTACACTAACAGCGTGCCTGAGTCGGCTCAAACCGTTCCTAGCCTGCCTGTTGGGCGAATCGTTGAGCTGTATGGCAACTATGAAGATTTTGCAAGCAACAATCCTTTGACCATTCAATTTAACGTACAGGTAGATGTATGGGTGTCAACCATGAAAGAGGTTGATGCCTTTTATTTTGCCCTTGATGAAGTTATGAGGGGGAATGGTTGGCAATGCGCATACACGGAACAAACAGATGACGAGGATTTGGAAGGTGCAAAGCGGATTATCAAACGATATGTAGCAAATATTTCACTAAATTAAAAGGAGAGAAAATAGATGGCAACAGTAGGATTTGAGAGCGTCATTTTTGGCGTAAAAACAGGTGCAGGCGGCACTCTAAAAGAATTAGTAGCAGATAAGTCAAAAGGCGGAGCGATCGAAGCTAAAATTACTGGATTAGGCGCAACTTCTAACACAACATACGCTTCAAACGTACCATTCTTCATTGCAAGTAAAGGGGTTTCGTCACCAAAAGTTACGCTTGACGTGGCAGACTTAATGGATAACGGCATTTACAGCGAAATCATTGGTGCTAAAACCGTGGAAGGTGCAAATGTAATTGGTTCAGAAACTGAAGCGCCTTACGTGTCGGTAGTCATGGTTACAGCGAACAAAGAAGGAAAACGCTTATTCATGGGATTGACAAAAGGAAAATTCAGTCATCCAGATATCGACATGAAAACAGCTGAAGACAAAGGGGTAGAATTGCAAACCGATTCTATCGAAGGGGAATTCATTTCTGATGAACGTGGCTATGTATACTTAACAGCCGTAGAGTCAGAAACGATGACTCTGGATGCATTCAAGAACTTGGTAAATAACAAAGCGGTGGAGTAGTTAACCCTGCATCTGCACCAATGACAGATACAGGGACACCAAAAGAACCAGAACCAAAAATTGATACACAAGGTTAGCCATTTTTGGCTAGCCTTATTTTTTGTAAAAACAAGGAGGAAAACAAATGATTGAATTGCAATTGAAACTTGACGGAAAGAAAAAAACATTCAAACAACAAGATATTTCCGCACGTGCAATGCGTGAGTGTATCAAATTTTACGAGAAAGCGGAAAAAGCAGACCTAACTGATTTAGAAGCAATTGATTCAATGATTGCAATTACAGCAGATATTTTCCAAGATCCAGCAGTTACATTTGATGCTATTTTAGACGGTTTGACTGCGAGCGAGTTAGTACCGGCATTAGAAAGTGTTTTTGAACAAATCAATGAACTGGGAAACAATGAAAAAAAGCAGATGGGGAGCAAAAAGAGATAAGTTTTTCTGAAGCTAGGAAAGCAATGGATCAAATCTACAAAGATTTAATCGAAGCAGGTTGGACGATGAGAGATGTGGACGAAGCCGACTATCATTATTTGTTACACCTTTTTGGAGAAGTGGAGAGTGGCGAAGAATATGTAGATGGTGCTGATTTCATCAAACAATTTTTATCGGCTGAAGACTTGGTAAAACTTGAGGAAGGAGGTAAATAATGGCAGGAAAAGGACAACCGGCAGGAAATATCAAGCTAGGGATTAGTTTAGATAGCACTAATTTTGGTAACACGCTGGACGAAATCAATGCGAAAGTCAAACAAGCTGAGTCGAATATGCGTGCCAATCTAAAGGCTTATGATTCGGCAGGACGTTCATACGAAGCACTTAGTCAAAAGACGAAAGACTTGTCTACGGTTATGGAAGGGCAAAACGCCAAAGTAAGAGAATTAACAAAGCGCCGTGATGAAGCGATTAGCAAGTATGGCGAGGAATCGAAACAAGTTGCTAACCTTAACACACAGATAAACAATGCTACTGCAAAATATAATGCTTACAGTCGCCAGTTGAATGACACAAAAAAAGAATTGGTGTATTCCAAAACAGCCGTCAATGATTTATCTAATGAAATCAAAGAAAATGAACGGCAAATGAACGCCGAAGTAAAAGCGCTGAAAGCCGCTGGTGATGAATCTGGTGCGTTTGAAGCAAAACAAAAAGGGCTAGCCAAACAAACGGAATTATCTGAGAAAGCTATCGAAGAACAGCGCAAAGTTGTGAAACTGATGGCTGATGAGTTTGGCGATTCAGCAAATGAAACCGAAGATGCAAAAAGGGCACTAGAAAAGTTAGAACGACAAAGCAAAATATCCAGTAGACAATTAGAAGGGGTAACTAACGCACTATCTGAGTTGGAAAGAGAAGCCTCTAATGTAGATGATAAAGTAGATAAAGCGGGAGACGCACTAGAAGAAGCAGGTAAGCAAGGTAATAAAGCGGAAGATGGTTTTAAAAACGCTACTAAAGAATTTAGTGCATTAGCTACAGGTTTAGCTGTCTCCATATCAACCAAGGCACTAGATATGGCGATTGAAGCTGCAGACTCATTGAAAGAGTCGTTCAATGAAGTAGTGGAAGCCTCAAATACCTTTCAGGGTAAACTGGGAATCACTAAAGATGGATCTGAATACTTCCTAAATTTTGCGAATGATTTAGTGAAATCAGGAATGGTAGAAACCTTGGAAGAAGCTCAAGATGCTATCACACAAGTCTACCAAACAGCTGGGCAAAAGGTTTCACCAGAGGGTATGAAAGAGTTAACTAAATATGCAATTTCATTTAGTAACACATTTGATACTGATGTGAATGAAACCATGCGTGGTGCTTCACGCATGATGGAAAACTTTGGTATTAGTGGTAAAGAGGCGTTTGATCTGCTAACCGTAGGTGCACAAAATGGATTGAATCAATCAAATGAATTAGCAGATAATATGGCTGAATACTCTCAGTTATTTGGTCAAATGGGATTCACAGCAGATGAGACATTTAGTTTACTTGCAGCTGGATTAGACGGTGGAGCATATAACTTAGATAAAGTCAATGACTTAATTAAAGAAATGGGAATATCACTAACAGACGGACGTTTTGAAGAAAATGCAGATATGTTCAGTGAAGCAACTAGGAATCTATTTAATGAGTGGAAAAATGGGAAAGCTACTCAGGGTGCAGTAGTTAAGAGTATGATGAATGACTTTTCCAATATGGAAGGTGGATACGAAGCACTTAATAAAGCAGGCACCGTATGGTCTGCCTTAGGCGAAGACAATTCACTTAAAGTCATCAAAGCAATGGCAGGAGCCAGCGATTCATTTGGTGACGCAGAAGGCGCCGCAGAAGATTTGAATAACACCGTGACTAATACTACAGCATGGGAAGCTTTCACGAATGGGGTGAAAGGAACTGTCAACTCAATAGCTATCTGGGCACAAGAGTTCACAGGTGGGATGACACAACCTATTGAGAATTTCTTTAATAATACATTGCCTAATGCTATGAAAACACTAGATTTCTTTTTTTCTTATATTAGTACCTTTATCTCAAATTTAAAAGATGTTATTGGTAAAATGTGGACTGGACAGGATACAATAAGTGATCAACATATTTTAAATATGATGGGGTTCAGTTGGGAAAGTATCTGGGCGTTAGATGATTTCATCACACAGGTTAAGGAGAAAGGTGAAACATTAACTCAGTATATTAAAGGTTTCTGGCAATTGTTTACTGGTGATGAAGCTACCCAAATGCAAGGATACTCCTTACTACGTTCATTAGGAATGAGTCAAGAAGATATAGAAGCATTAGAAACAGCTAAAGAAAATATTAAGACGGCTTTTGATTCTGTGAAAGAGGTGATAAAGAAACTTCTTGAAGAAGGATTGAATAAAATGATTCAAGCCTGGAAAGATTTAGTTAAGATTTGGGATGACAAGATTGCACCTGATTTATTACCTCTGTTCCAACAGTTCTCTGGATGGCTCAGTCGTATCACAGGTGACTTATCAGTCATTACTGGGGCACTAGACAGGTTTGGTGGATCAGGAAAACACAATAGTAATGTTATTATTGAGGCATTCACTATACTATGGGAAACACTGAAATTAAAACTTGGGCTCATCATGGCAGCAATAGAAACAACCATGATTATTATCTCTAGCACCATCAAAATTTGGAGTGATATTTTTAAAGGTGACTGGTCTACAGCTTGGAAAGAAATAAAGAACATGTATGAGCGTATTGGTAATGCAATATGGCAAAATATCAAAAACACGTTCCTAGGTAAAATTCTAGCAACTATTTGGAAGTTCTTTGAAGAAAACAAAAAGGTGTTCCAAGCAATTTGGGATACAGCCACAGGTATAATGCTTGGTCTACCAACATTCATTTTTGATATCTTTACAAAAATTCCACAGAAAATGGTGGAAGCTATCAGAAACGGCAAAAATCCAGTAGTAGCAGCATTTAAAGAAGTATTCAATGCAGCACTAAGAGCAATTGGGAAACCAGTTAACGGTATTATCAAAGGCGCATCATGGGTTCTTGAAAAATTAGGGGCTGAACCTTTGAAACAATGGGAAGTACCACAATACGCTACAGGTACACCAGCAGGTGGACACCCAATTAATGGACCAATGATGGTCAATGATGGACGTGGAGCAGAAACAGTTATTACACCAGATGGTAGAGCATTCATACCTAAAGGACGTAACGTAGTGTTGAATGCACCAAAAGGCACACATGTTCTAACAGCTGAAGAAACAGCTTATATGACTGGAAACAAAGCACCAAGATATAGATATGCCAAAGGTACAGGCTTTTTCGGAAATCTATGGAACAACGTCAAAGGATTTGCTGGAGATGTTGGAAACAAGCTGAAAGATGTAGTCGGCGATGTATGGGATTTTGTAACAGATCCAGGGGCATTAGCTAGGAAAGTGTTAAATGGTCTTGGCGTACTGGAAGGGCTTGTCAAATATCCTTTAGATGTTGGTAAAGGTATTCTAAGCAAGGCTACCGAAGCATTGACGAACAAAATCACAGAACTATTCAGCAGTGGCAGTTTAGACACTTCAATGGGCATGCAAGGCGTTTACAAATACTTGGCGGACGTTGCAGTTGCAGTAATGAAGAAGTTTCCAGGCTTTCAAGTAACATCAGGTTATCGTGAAGGCGATCCATACTCACACGGAAAGCACAACGCAATTGATATTGCGTTACCGGGAGTCGTGAATGGTTCCCCTAGATATACAGAAGCAGCCAATTACGCATTTGAGAAGTTTGCAAACAAAATCGGCTATGTTATCACAAATGGCAAGGTTCGTGACCGTTCAGGACAATCAGGTCAACCAGCAACTGGTGCATGGGAGACATGGCCTGATGGTGACCACTACGACCACGTGCATTTAAACGGTGTGAAAGACCCACAAAACACTCAAATTTCAGGAGATAGCGTGGGAGGCAGTGGGGTAGAACGCTGGCGCAATGTAGCAATTAGAGCGTTGAAAATGACCGGTCAATACAGTACTGCAAACTTAAATGCATTACTAAATCAAATGCGTACAGAGTCAAATGGTAATCCTAATGCAGTTAACAATTGGGATATTAACGCCAAAAATGGAACACCATCAAAAGGGTTGCTCCAAGTGATTGACCCAACATTCAGACAGTATGCAATGCCAGGATTCAACAGCAATATTTTTGACCCACTATCTAACATCTTAGCTTCAATCAGATACGCACTATCAAGATATGGCTCACTAACAAATGCCTATCGTGGAGTTGGTTACGCAAACGGTGGAATTGTAAACCAACATCAAATTGCGGAAATCGCAGAAGGAAACAAGCCAGAAATTATTATTCCGTTAGATAAGGCTAAACGATCAAGAGCGATGCAGTTGCTTGCGATTGCTCAAGATAAGTTAGGAGTAAAACCAAAAAGTGTAAATAATAGTAGCGATTCGAGCGGAACGTTAGAAACATTAGTTTCACTGATGATTCAGCAGAATAACTTGCTATCTAAACTTTTAGCAAAAGACACAAGTGTCAAACTTGATGGTAAAGCAATTGCAGACAATACAAACGGATACTTAGGTAACCAGTTGAAACGTTCGCTATATACAACAGGTTAGGAGGGATAAAGTGAATGGCTATTTAATCGATTTTCGCTTCATAAAAAATCAAGAGATAGTATCTCTAAAAGAAAAATTGGGCATAGAGTGTATTTCTTTTGCACGAAAAGCACCACAACTAAATGTAGAATACCAAGAATTTTCAGGGTCAAACGGTTCGAGAGAAGTCGAAAAAAGTTTCAAATCGTTCACTATCGAAGTGGAATTTTATGCTGAATTCAAAAATATGTATGACTATCAACTAAAAGAAACTGAATTATATGCGTTTCTATTCGATGACGAAGGATATTATGTTTTTACAGATAGAGAACCGGGCAAAAAATACTTTGTCCGTCCTAACTCAGTAGAAGTGAATGAAGTTGGTCTAAGATACGCAACTTACAAGACGACTTTCACTGTTTTTAGAGGTTGTTCCGAATCGATGGCTTCCACGTTATCGGATTTTTCACTGTCTAATGAATGGCAATTTTCACAAGGTCTAGTTGCGGAAGATTATAAGTATACGCACCGAACCAGTAATTTTATCATTTATAATGCTGGCGATTTTGCTATTGATCCACGGGAACATGCTCTAAAAATCACTTTGGAAGGTGAATCAGAAGGCAACGTGATTATTTTCAACAAAACGACAGGGGAACGATTCATCTACTATCCGGAGTTTTCTACGTTGCTAGGCCAAACTTTGACTTTAGACCGTGTTTATCCGAAGTTGAACGGTGTAAATTGCGGAATTGACACGAATTTAGGTTTGATAACGTTAGCGGTTGGAACGAATGAAATTGAAATACAAAATGTTACTAGAGTGGAGTCAAAATGGGACTTCAATTTTTTGTATAAGTAGGTGAGAATTTGAAAGATATTTTTATCCAAGACTACGAGAAAACAAAAAAAGAAATATTGACTGAATACGATAAAAGTACATTTACTGAAAATTGGCAAGAGAACGAAACGTGGGAAATTTCGTTCACTATTGTCAAAACAAAATTCAATGAATTGGCTTTTGGTTTAGTCGATTACGAAAATTCAGTATTTTTCAATGGACAAGAGTTTATCGTAAAACAAATGGGCGTTTCTGCCGAAGGGGCAGCAATCACAAAAACAGTTACAGCCACGCACATTTACTACACCATGCAAGATGGCTTTCAGTACGACACAATCACAGGAACACGCTCTATCAACCAACTGCTAGCGCATGTTTTCAAACCTGATAACCGTGGATTTACATGGAATGTTGTAGATCCGAACAAGAAGTTTTTGCCAGTTGAACAAGAAAACTTCGGGAATGGGAACTATTTGAAACTGGTTGAAGAAATTTTGAAAGACTATGATGCGATAGTGATTCCGGACAACAAAAACCTTACTTTCTTCCCTCGTTCAGAATATGGTAAAAAAACTGAAGAACAAATACGCTACAAATACAATACCGATTCTGTGAAATTTGATATTGATACTTTGAATTTGAAAACACAGATAAAAGGATTTGGCAAGAAAAAAGAAGACGACACTTACTACTTCACGCCAATCACATATACAAGTAAGCAGTCGGAAAAATGGTGTATACGTGTCCAAAGTCCAGTTAGTGATGATCGTTACACCGTTTCAGGGAACATGCTAGAACGTTTGAAACAAGACTTGCAAGACTATCCAACAATCACTGGCACAGTTACTATGAAATGGCGTGTAGAGCCTAATAAGGGCGATTACGTGGCGTTTGTCTATGAGCCGTTAGGTGTCAATACCTATATTCAAGTGGTAGGAATCAAGACGTATCCAGCATTGGAAAATAAACCGCCAGAAATCACATTGAGCAACACAAAGAAAACAATGACGTCGATACTCGCTGAAATGGCACAGAAAGGAGTGATTTGATGGGGTTATTAAAATTAATCGGTAACCGTATCTCTACGGAATGGAAAGAGAAATTTAATCAAAACATTGACTACCTCAATGATCTTGAAAAGAAATTGTCTGATCAAGACAAATCAACGAACAGTCGTATTGATAATCTCGTGCTTCATTCAGGCGGTGATTCTCCTAACGAAGTGGTGGATGCACGTGTAAATAATAAGGGAGAAACCTTTCCTACTTTACACGGCAGATTGGTAGAACACGAAACCCTGACAGATGAACAAATTAGTGAATTAATTACAAATGCTGCTAGTCAGAAAGCACAAGTAGAGCAATTAAACAAAGCAGTCCAGCAAATCATTGGAGGGTATAACGAACCTATCAATATTTACGTTTCAAAGGATGGAAGCGACCAGACGGGCGATGGTACGGAAGAAAGCCCATTTGCAAGTATACAAGCAGCAATTAATACAATTCCATTGATTACCATGGCTCCAATTACGATTTTCGCAGAGGATGGAACATTCTTAGAAGATATAGTGATTAAAGGTTTATCTTATCAATCTTTAACCATACGACCGATTAATGACATAAGTAGTATTGACCCGTTAACCTCGGACTTACCAGTTAAAGTAAGAAGTATAGCTGTCACTGCTTGTTCTGGACACACAGATATTGTTGGAATTCAAATAGTTGATACTGCAAACGCGCCGTTGTCTCCTGATGGTAAACGATATGGAATTATGAATGAACAAAGCGGATATATGGGATTGAATAAATGTAAGTTTGCTGAAAACACTAAATCAATGAATTATAACGCTATATATGTTGGCGGTGTATCAAAACTTCGGATGTATGGATATACTACTGTTATTAATCAAGACACCGCCTTATGTGTTCGTCGTATGGCTGAAGCATTAGCTGGTTTAGAAGGATCGGGGAATAATATAGGCATTCGTTGTGATGATGCGATTGTAAGAGGAACTATTCCGTCAACATTTGCTACGACTGCCACGAGTATTGGTGGAAACGGCTTAATTATTTCCAAAGGGCAGGTGTTAAGTTAATGGTTTATAAAATGAATGAATCGATCATTGTGATTCAAGCAGAAGCCACTAGTCCAAACAGGACGAATGTTGTTTTTTGGTCACATGATCGAGGAACAGCTAAGCTTCGAATGAAGTTAGTTCGGAAAAACGGCATCCCTCAAAGCTTACCCGAAGGGACAACTGTTCCGATTCGCTTGATGTTCAAATCTGCAACGGCAGAAGGTGGTTATGGAAAACATGACTATCTTGCCACCATTGAAGATCCTGTGAATGGGATTGTTTCTATTGTGTTAGAGGATAATATACTGGGATACGTAGGCACCGTAGAAGGTAGCGTATATATTGATTTCCCAAACGACCGCTCGTTAGATACAGCTGGTCGTTTTACTTTTTATATCAAACGCAGCCCAATTGATGATAGTACGCCAGAGCTGGAAGATTATTATTTCAATGGGTTTAGCCAGACAATCGATAAAATCGAAAAAATTCTAGCTGATGGGAAGCAAGAAATTGATCAGAAAATTGCGGAATCCGAAACGCAGATTGACGGGAAACTGAAAGAAACAAACGACAAAATCACGAAAGCCAATCAAGATGTCGCAACTCTCAATACGAATATTGATAAAGCCAATGCTCGTATTGATCAAACCAATCAGCAAATCGGTGATCTCGGCAAGCTGAAAAAGATGTACAGTAACAGCATCGACTTCGGGGGCTATGATTATAGTGGGAATCCTAATCTATTACCAAAACTAGATTTCTCTAAATTAAGTAGGTCAAATGCTACTATTCAAAGCCCTCCTGCATATGTTAAAGATCATGGAACTTATTTTGAAGTTGATATGGGTGACCCATCTGCGGCTGGTATTGCTAGAAATGTATTTCTACCACTTATTACACGTTTGCAAAAAGGAAAAACATATACAATTAGTGCCAATATCATGATTAGTGATGAAATGAACATAGCAAAATGCCCAATGCACTATTCAGTATATAGAACTCTACCGCAACCAGAGACAGGTAGACCAGTGGTGTTATACCCAACAAATGACGCTCGCGGTAAATTTACGCGTGTAAGTAAAACATTTACTATACCATCTGATATAACTGATGGTGATTTTGCACCATTTTTACAATGGTATTTTCCAGAGGATACTGTTGGTAAATATTATGTGGGGTACGATATTAAGATTGAAGAAGGTTCAACAGCCACACCGTACCAGCCAAATTTACTCGATGCACCGTATTATTTGAGTAAGATTCCACTGGGAGAGAATATTCTTAAACCAGCATCTTTCCCAATTAATACTACAGAATATATGGCGGCTAATTTTACTCCTAATGAACCATACGTACAGGGACAAAAGTATACTTTTACAATGAAGGCGAGCAAACCATCTACACAGACGTTTGGAATTTATTTACGAGCTGGATCTTTACCTGTCGGTAATATGGTTCCTGTAGAAGGTTTGGCAGACGTATGGCAATTTACTTTCGAAATAACACAAAGTCACATTGATGGTAGTGCAAATGCATTGAATGTATTTCAAGCGCCACAATCGACGAAAGGAACAGTAAATATTGAATGGGCAAAACTAGAAAAAGGCGACACCCGAACTCCAAATATTAGTCAGTTTAAATACTTCGGTGAAGGTTTGAAAGACAGCAACAATCCGAACGACTACAGCTGGGATATCACGCCTGAATATGCTGAAAAAGGCTTGAATAATACGGTTAGTTTGACCGAGCCACAGTCAGTTGAAGGTTTAAAAAACTTTGAGGATGGGTTACAGATTGCAGGTAAAGAAGTTGCAACAGTTCCAGAAGATACTGGGTGGGTAAATCTAACAGCAATCAATGGTCACTCATGGAACAAACAGGGACAAATCAGGAGAATTGGAAAACTAGTGATGTTCCGTGGATCATTAAAAGGTAGCACGCTAAGTACACAAGATTTTTGTACGATCCCAGAAGGATTTAGACCAAGTAATCCAACTGATAATTATGAGTATCAATTCTTGTTACCACCACAAAGTAGTAATACTTTAGACAACGGCGGGATGGCTTATATCCGACCGAACGGCGTTTGCGGTCTACCTTCATTTAGGGGAACAGTCAACTTGTTTTTAGCGCCAATTCAATACTATATAGACTAGGAGTGAAATAAATGAAAAACATTTGGAAATACGGACGTACTGGTGGAGAGTACGCAGGAAAAGTATTGGACGACATGCTTGTGTCCGTTCCTTACACGGATCAGCCACCGCTTGAAGGGATTCGTGCTGATGGTGAACCACTAACGATTGCTGATCAGATGTTTGATCCTAAATTGAATCAATGGATTATTTTAGCAAACGCACTAGATCACAACGATTTAAACAATCTCAAAGCAATGTATGAGGCTCTGGAACATGAAAATGACAACCTAAAACAGCTAAATGCCAAACTCATGCTAAACGATGTAGCAATTAAACAGGAAAACACTGCATTGAAAGAAAAAGCTGATAGTTTAGCGCAAATCAATTCAAAGACAATGCTTGCTTCGCTTCAAAACAGCAAGGATATTGCAGAAATTAAAAAGCAATTAAATCCAGAATCAGAAGGAGGTGAGTAGTATGTTTAGTTTTAGCGATGTGAAAATGATGTTTGACTGGGGCTGTTTTACAGAAGAACAGGTTCGTGAGTTTGTGCCATTGTGTATTACAGACGAAGAAGCAGATAAAATCATTAGCAAAGAAGAGAGCGCATCTTAATTGATGTGCTTTTTATCAAAAATAGGCGAGAATTCTCCCACTTCAAACAACTTGTAAGGGTGTTAAGTGGGGGTAGTTCAATTTGATTCAAGGAGTTGTCACATGATTAATTTAGGAGAATGGGGAACAATCGCAGGATCAATCACTGCGATTGTTTCTTTGATTTTATTAGTAATAAGACCAGTCACTGCATCTTTCTCGAAGATTACTGAAACTCTTTCAAAAGTAAGTCACAATTTAGATTTGCTGACTAAAGATTTAGAATCGAGCAAATCAGATCGATTGATGATTCATGAAGAACTAAAGAAACACGATGAAAGATTAGATACACATACAGAAAAATTGGTAGAACACACACAACAAATCAAAACTTTATTTAGAGAAAGATCTCGGTAAAAAAGAAAGGAGTTAAGAAGAAATGATTTTACCCGATAAGTATTATCAAGTCATTAAATGGACAGTTTTAACAGTATTGCCAGCTGCATCTGTATTAGTTGCAACACTAGGTAAAGCGTATGGATGGAATGGAACAGATATGACAGTACTCACTATCAATGCAGTAGCGACGTTTTTAGGTGTTATCACTGGTGTGTCGGCTTATAATTTGAAAAAATAGGAGGAAACAAATGAAAAAGAAAATCATTTTATCATTGAGCCTACTAATGGCTCTTTTTTTATTGCCTTCGAATGCTTTTGCCTACACTATTAACAATGAATTTAATTTGGGCCCAAACGAAGGTAGCTCTCAAGTAGCGAATAATAAGTATATTTTACTGCATGAAACAGCTAATGAAACAGCAACAGGGCGCAATGAAGCGCAGTATATGAAACGTTCATGGACTAGTGCTTACACTGCTTATATTGTGGGAGACGGCGGAACTGTTTATCAAGTCGGTCAACCTGGTTATGTACAGTACGGTGCTGGTTCGTATGCTAATGCCAACAGTCCTGTGCAGATTGAGTTACAACACACACATGATAAAGCAACTTTTGAAAAGAACTATAAAGCATATGTTGAATTGGCAAGAGATTCAGCAATGAAATATGGTATTCCATTAACATTAGACACTCCTTATAACCAACCAGGAATCAAATCACATTTATGGGTAACACAAAATATTTGGGGCGATCATACAGATCCTTACGGTTATCTTTCTGAAATGGGCGTAAGTAAAGAAAAATTAGCCTATGATTTGGCTCATGGATTTACCGATGAAAATCCAACTACTTCTGAAAACAAGCCTGTCATTGATCCAACTCGAGCAGGTGCTGCAAATCCCACGCTGACAGATGGAAAAAATTACGCCCACATTGATCAGTTTGGAGAAATCGAAAACGCAAACTTGCATGTCGCTGGATGGCACATTGCTAACTATAAATACGAGTATATTTTCATTATGGACTACAATACTGGAAAAGAATTAGCTCGAGTAAGAGCTGATGGAATTTATAGACCAGATGTAAATCAAGCTTATAATACTTTAGGAAATGTTGGTTATCATGTATCTTTCAATATGCGTAATTTTCCTAATAAGAAAGTCTATGTCATGATGCGTGCAACGAATGATCCAGAGGGAAATACTAAAGGCGGTGCGCAAGATTTCCATGATAAACGCTGGTATTTAAATATTCCGCAACGATAAAAAAATAGCCCCTCGTTGTGAACTGAACCCCAAAAGTTGAACTATTTAATGGACTGTTTCCGATATTCTACTGGAGATAGTCCATTTAACTTTAGTTTTATCCTTTTGTTATTATACCACCTAATATACTCATTTAATTTACTTTGAAATATCTCAATTGATCGGAATTTTTCTCGATAAAAAAACTCTGATTTAAGCACACCAAAAAAATTTTCTATTACAGAATTATCTAAGCAATTTCCTTTTCTAGACATGCTTTGAATAATGTTATTCTCTTTTAATTTTTTTTGATATTGTGGCATCTGATACTGCCATCCTTGATCTGAATGTAGAATCAGTGAACCCTCAGTTCCCTTTTTTTTAATTGCTTGTTGAAGCATTTCTTCAATCAGTTTATATGTTGGACTAGTTGATATACTATAACTAATTATTTCTCCGTTAAATAAATCAAGTATAGGAGATAGATAGATTTTTCTTCCTTTTATCTTGAATTCAGTGACGTCTGTCACCCATTTTTTATTGGGTGTATCTACTGAAAAATTTCGTTTTAACACATTCTTGGCAATTTTTCCTACTGTTCCTTTATAAGATTTATATCGCTTTATTCGGATTTGACAGGTAAGTCCCATTTGGGCCATTAATTTTCTAACTGTTTTATGATTGATTGTATATCCTTTCATCTTTAACGCTAAAGTGACTCTACGATAACCATAAGAGTTTCTTGATTCTTTTACAATCGCTGTAATTTCTTGCTTTATCTTGCTATATTTATCTGGCTTATCTAATTTTTTTACCCAGTAATAATAAGTTGACTTCGCTAATTGTGCAATTGAAAGTAATAGATTCAATTTAAATTCTTTTTTGAGCTGAAGGATTGTTTTAACCTTGATTTCTTCTTGCTCAAATCTTGTTCTTGAATCAAGGTTTCTAACTTTTTTAAATATGCGTTCTCTGCTCTTAAACGAATAACTTCTTCTTCAAGAGACTCATCTTTAAGTTTTTTAGGAATGTTTAGCTTGGAATTCATACTAATTTTTCTGCCCCTTTTTTGGCTCTCAAGTGAAGAAGCACCGCCTTCTTCATATTGCTCTATCCATTTACTTAGAGTTCTATTTGAACCGATATTAAATTTTTTAGCAGTTTCTTGGATAGAAAGACCATTTGTTTCCATATATTCTATAACATCAAGTTTAAATTTTGTAGTGTAGCTTTTGCCACCTCCAACCAAGCCTTCCCAACCATGATAGTTATAAATCCTTACCCAATGTCTAACCAGTGTACGATTTATTTGATATTTATGTGCAAGATATTTGTAGCCGCCTTCGTTATTTAAATAGTCTGAAACTACTTTTTTCTTAAAAACAAATGTATATTTCCGCAAAAAAAGCACCCCTTTTAATTAGATTTCTAGTCTAACTTTTGGGGTGCACATCATTGAGGGGCAGTACATAGATAAATCTAGTTTAATTATAGTTGTCGAACACTTACCCGATTACAATTTTAAATACGTTTTTGACTACGTTTTGAAATTTAGTTAGTGCTAATATTTTATAACTAGAAGCAAAAATTAGGGTAAATCGCTAAACTATGCTAGTAATTTTCTTCTATTACCAGTCATATATAAATCCTGTACCTTCCTTATATCAACGATTAGAGGTTGTGAAGAAGCTGTCCTGCATCAAGTAATAAGAACGGCCAAACAAAAATAGCTTTTCCTATTTTTTCGTTTGATTGGGCTTATTACCGCAGATGCAAGCTTTTGAACACCGTTTGTTCGGAATAAGGGGCTGTGACAAGACTTTTGTCACAGCCCCTTATTGTTGTACTTTTAACCTACAATATTTTTTGATTCCCCCTGAGTACTATTTTTTATAAATGCTAGTAAATCAATCTTCTTTGGCCTTTTTTTGATAAAAAAAAATACTAGATGTAAGATAAAAGTGTAAAAACGATTTGTTTTAGGAGGGGAAACGATGTGTACCGCAATCACTTATGCAACGAAAGACCATTATTTTGGAAGGAATTTTGATTATGAGATGTCTTATAATGAAGTGGTCACTATTACTCCAAGAAATTATCGTTTCGATTTTAGAAAGGTAAAAAATTTAGATAAACATTATGCAATGATAGGAATAGCAGCTGGGGTATCCAACTATCCACTCTATTATGAGGCTACAAATGAAAAAGGGTTGAGTATGGCAGGACTGAATTTTCCTGGCAATGCTGATTATAAAGAATTACAAGAAGGAAAAGATAACGTTGCACCATTTGAGTTTATTCCATGGATACTAGGGCAATGCTCAACCATAGACGAAGCTAAAGAATTATTGGCTACTATCAATCTAGTCAATATCGATTTTAGTGAAAAACTACCCTTGTCACCTTTACACTGGTTATTAGCTGATAAAGAAAAATCGATAGTAATTGAAAGTATGAAAGATGGACTTCATTTATATGATAATCCTGTCGGTGTGTTGACAAATAATCCGCCATTTGATTATCAATTATTTAATCTGAACAATTATCGCTCGCTATCAAATGGAACACCAGAAAATCATTTTTCAAACCAGATCAGCTTGAATGTTTATAGTCGTGGGATGGGAGGATTGGGCTTACCTGGAGATCTCTCTTCTGTTTCTCGATTTGTAAAAGCCACATTTACTAAAATGAATGCTGCATCAGGTGATTCAGAATCTGAAAGTATCAGTCAATTTTTTCATATACTAGGCTCAGTCGAGCAACAAAAAGGAGTATGCGATACTGGAGAAGGAAAATACGAATATACGAATATACGATTTATTCTTCTTGCTGTAACGTTGATAAAGGGATTTATTATTATCGTACGTATGAAGACAGTCAAATTACTGCTGTAAATATGAATAAAGAAGACTTGGATCGTCATGAATTGGTCAGTTATCCAGTCATAAAAGAGCAACAGATAAACTATGTCAATTAATTAATGAATAGATCCGTTTGGTATCATATTTTCTGATACAGTCATAATTAGACACGATCTTTAGGTCGTGTCTTTTTTTGCTGGTTTTTTTGGAAATAGCATCCACTAATATTTTTTTAACACGAAGAGAATAAGGTAGCCTCAAAAAAGAAAACATGGTAAATTAGATATTGGGACTTTATTTTCTGTAAAAACAGAAACTTTCATCTTTTGTTTTCACGTGACGAAATTGTAAGAGAGAAAATATTCGTCCGCTATTTATTCTATGATAAGATGCATATGAATGAAATAAACAGTAATTTTATATTAGGATGTGAAAGTTAAATGTGCGGTATTGTAGGTTTTGTTAACGACAAGGACAACAAAAAAACAATTATTAATACAATGATGGATCGAATCGTTCACCGTGGACCTAATAGTTCAGGAGAATATATCGATAAACATGTTGCTTTAGGATTCAGAAGATTAAGTATTATTGACTTAGAGGGCGGTACTCAGCCTATTTACAATGAAGATCGGACAAAGATCATTATTTTTAATGGCGAAATCTATAATTACCAGCCTTTGAGAGAAGAATTGATTGCAGCTGGCCACGTTTTTCAAACACATGCAGATACAGAAGTCCTTTTGCATGGTTACGAAGAATGGGGAACAGAATTATTGCAAAAGATCCGCGGAATGTTTGCTTTTGCTATTTGGGATAATGAAAAGAATGAGTTATTCGGTGCAAGAGACCACTTTGGGATCAAACCATATTATTATGCAGAAATGAACGGAACATTTATGTTTGGTTCAGAAATCAAAAGTTTTCTGCCTCATCCTGATTTTAACAAAGAATTGAACAAAGAAGCGTTGAAACCTTATATGACTTTCCAATATTCTCCATTAAACGGCGAAACATTCTTCAAAGATGTCTATCGTTTGCCTGAAGGCCATTATTATACGTATAAAGATGGAAAACTAGACATTCAGCAATATTGGGATGCAGATTTTGAAACAAAAGAAACGCATTCCCGACAAGAATGGATCGAAAAAATCGACGAAACCGTTCAAGCTTCTATTGAAGCACATACGGTCAGTGATGTAGAAGTTGGTTCTTTCTTATCCAGCGGGGTTGATTCCAGTTATGTAACCTCTGTATTGAAACCAGATCATTCTTTCTCAATCGGGTTTGATGATAAAACCTATAATGAAGCGATTGAAGCCAGAAAACTAACCGAACTATTGGACTTAGATAATACAGCAGCAGTGATCGACGGAGACATGTCGTTCAAAGCATTCCCTTTGATCCAGTATCACTTAGATGAACCTGATTCAAATCCTTCTTGCGTACCTTTGTACTTTTTAGCAAATCTTGCTTCACAAAGTGTGCGGGTAGTCCAATCTGGAGAAGGGGCGGATGAACTGTTTGCGGGATACCAAACGTATGGATTCCATACGAATTCAAAATTCATCCGTGTGATTGCTCAAGGATTGAAAAAATTACCAAAAGGAACACGCTATAATTTAGGACGTAAAATCGGAAAAATGAAAAATTTCCATGGACGGATCCATTTATATGAATCACTTGCTCCTGCAAAAGAATATTTTATCGGTCATGCTCGAGTGTTCGAAGAATCAGAAGCATCAGAAGTGTTAACACCAAAATATCAAACAGCACCATCTGTGGATGAAATCATGACTGTTCATTACGAGAAAACAGAAGGAATCAAAGATGAAGTCAATAAGATGCAATATGTCGATCTTCATCAATGGATGCCAAAAGATATCTTGTTAAAGGCAGATAAACTTTCTATGGCAAGTTCTTTGGAAGTCCGAGTACCTTTATTGGATATCGAAGTCATGAAATTGGCTCAACAAATACCAAGTAAGTTTTTATTGAATCAAAACAACACAAAAGATATTTTCAGACAAGCTGCGAACAAACATCTTCCGGAAGAATGGTCGAATCGTGTGAAATTAGGATTCCCTGTGCCAATCAAAGCTTGGTTGAAAGAAGAACACGGCTACGAACAAGTCAAAGCATTATTCGAAGCAGATTTTGCAAAAGAATTTTTTGATCAAGAAAAAATCATGAAGTTGCTAGATGACCATCACGAAGGACGTAAAGAAGAGCAAAGAAAAATCTGGACAATCTTCAGTTTCTTGACATGGTATAAAGTCTACTTTGTAGATGAAACGATTCCGCAAGCAGAAGCAATCGACTATGTGACTGTTTGA